CGCGATGAATTAGTTTGTTTTTGAGGCGTTCAATTTCATTCTCAAATTGCTTCGACTGAACTCGAACGTCTTTCACTTCCTGGTTTTGTTCCCATGCGAGATGCATTTTGGACTTTTTATGAATAGCTAGGGCATGCGCATTCTTATAGGTAAACTCGGGACGACAGGGACACTTGAAAGTGCTAGAAAGTTCCATTACACTACACACTCTGCTATTTCCTTAAGTACCGGCTCCTTGACCCACTGATATTCGATCGGGACTTTTGAGGGCCATATGTAGCCGTAGTCTTTGTAAATGCCAACATCGAAAGAATAGAACGAAGGATCCTTTCGATTCAAAGAAGCTTGGTGCGATTTTATGAGGGGCTCCCATCCCCACCATGGAGGAAACCGCGGAACTTTACAGTGCGGCAGTTTCTGCATGGTGTTTTTGTAACCTCGTGAGATCCACTCGTCAATCATCACGTTTGTGTACTGGGCGAGAGCGCAGGTGTACCCTTCCCACGCCTTGGCGGCTGGGTGATTCTTCCACCCATTGGTGATGCCCTTGAGAGCTCGCCATATCTGGTAGGCTTCTACGCGCTGCTTTCCTAGGCGGCGGTAATCTAGGGACCGCGCGCACTCTACTAAGTCGCTCGACGTAACAAAGGTGTTGACCATTAAACCACTACAATCTCCAAAAGTCCCTCGAGCTCCGGCTTGGAGCCTAGGATGCTAGCGAGCAGGCGCTGTGCGTATTCTAGATACCACGGCTGATACATCTTATCTGTGTGCTTATAGAGAGTCTTTTTTTAATTTGGCGTTCTCACGACTCAAATTTTTGACCTCGATGATCTTAGCAGACAGGTATATCGAAAGATCTAGAGCCTCCTCGAGAGCCTCAGTGAGCCAATCGTAGCCCGAGTTCTGAAGGAGACCGTGACCGTACGCTTTGCGACCCTTTTCCATGCGCTCAGAAATAAGAGACTTGATCTCTTCATTACAATCCATTAAGTATTAATCATATCTAATCTCTAAGCTGTCTTGTAAAGGTAGCACTTCTGACCTATAATATCGTGATCCAGGCACTTGTATACCGATACGGTCGCACTGCTCAACTCTGGGTGAACGGGGTGCGTGACCTTGTAATGCTGGATCCACTGGTTCACTTCCTTGAGATTGTCGAACGTTGCAAAGGGGGCGCGGTTGACCGTCACAATGTAGATGATGTAGGAGAGGAGGAAGCGAGCCATTTTGTCCGAGTTTGCAAAACTCATGCTCGCGGAGACTTGGCGTGTACAGAACACGAATTTTTAATTTTCTCGTTTAAATACTATATGGACATTCACACTGCGGCCATAAATGGAAATATAAACACGACCAGGCGCATCTTGAATTCTGGTATAAATGTCAATTCACGTGGTAATCTTGGTTTTACCGCGCTTCAGGCAGCTGCAGAACGCGGACACACTGCGCTTGTTCAGTTACTCTTGGATCGAGGTGCAAACATTAATGCACGTGATCAGAATGGATTTACCGCACTTATGGATGCGGCAGGAGAAGGACATTTAGCTACGGTTCGTCTTCTTTTGGAAAGAGGAGCGTACGTTAATGCACGTAGTCCGAGAGGTGGATGGACCGCACTTAAATGCGCTGCAGAGGCATCACATCCAGCCACTATTCGACTCCTTCTTGCGCATGGTGCAAAACCAGTATACAATATTAATAATAATAATATGAAAAAATTAATAGCAGTGAATACAATTTCTAAATACAGAGAAAATTCTCGAAAAAGACATCTAGCATCTGTACGCGCGCCGATTGGAAATCTTCTTCAGGTTGTCATGAACCCCAACCGCGTCAAACGTGTGGCAAACCAGCACAAAATGACTATGAAGAATTACTTGAAATCACTTAATTAACTCTTTCCGCCTCTTTACGGCGGAGCTTGGCGCGAATCATGTCACGGTAAATGGCGTCCCGTTCCTTTACCCATTCGTCATAGATAGCCATTTGGGACGCATTGGGAATCCTACACGGACTTCCCTCAACCGGACTCGAGTACTGCTCCTCAAAGCGAGCGATATCATCTTTAAGAACGGTGAGACGATCCATTTCTCATTAAACTCATCTAAACTTTAACCATATGCTACATATCCCTTGCTTGTAGTCACCCCCGCCGCCAGCCACCCAAAACTATCTTGCTCGATCGGGAAGACCCTGAATGGGCTATTCATCATCAGCTCCTGCTCGTTCACTCGGTTGCGGTCTCCATCCGTCAAGAGGAGATTGTTCGCGAGTTTTTCCGCCTCTTGCAAAAGAGGGTGTCGGTCCTCAATGTATCCCCAGTTGAGGATCCGCTCCGGCTCAATCTCATCACATGCAACGATAGCCTCAAGGCATTTGATGAGATCGGCTATAGACATTTTGTTCGAGTCTGAAAGACTCAGACTCTGGCGCGATCAAGACGTGAATTTTTAGGTATCTATTGAATCTTCGTTACGACTCTGGAAGTAGTGGCGCAGGTCGTCCCGGAGACGGTTATTCGAAGGGTGCAGAACCCACAGACCCTTCGTGTCCTTGTGTATGTCCCGCGTTGGGTCAAACTGGTTCTTGGTGAGAATCTCCCAACGACCGCGGTACTGGCGGTCGCGCTTCTTCCCGTGCCAGTAGTGAACCAGAGTGCCCTTTACGAAGCCCATGTGCATGTGAGCAGTCCGGAGCGCACGCGTCTCCCACTCCTTGAGAAGCTTGATGTAGTTGGGGTGAACATTCTTGGGAACTGAAAGATTCGCCTTGCCGATAATTGCGCACGCCATGTGGTGATCGCCCGCACCTGCAATTGCAAAGTCGAGCAGACCGCCAAACCCGTTCAGAGCCTCACGAGTTGCAGCCCACGCGTACCCGCTGTGCCAATACTCGGCAGCTCCGCTGTACTGCCCAAAGTAATAGGACTCATCCTCCTTGCCCCATTCTTGCTTGGACCCACGGAATGGCTTACCCTTGGTGTAGCACGAACCGAACGACTCCCACTTGTTTAGAAACTCGTGATCTGGTCCGAGATCAATCGCATGCTCAAAGAGCTGAACCACTGGAGCATGCTGAAGCTCATGGATTGTGTCCTCGACCCAATCTGGGTTTACAAAGTCCACGTCACCGTCAATCCAAGCTGCGTACTTCCAGTTGGCTGGGAGACGACTCAGAGCAATATTTACAAGATTCTCTTTCATCCAAACGACTGAATTCGTGCTCAGTTGGATGTGTAGAGGATTCGATACGTCAGTAACCTCATATGGGCGATTGCCCTGTACGCATTCCACGACTACATGATTCACCTTGTAGTTTTGCATGCGACCCATAAACTCCTTGAAAAGCTTGGTGCGCTGGCGATAACGTTCGGGATTGGTCAAAACAGAGATGACATAGAAGTTTTCGCGGTCCATTTACAATTAGTACAGTTTATTTTTTTAACTGCTCCCAGCGTTCCAGGGCTTTCTGGTACATCCTCCCACCAGGTGCGTAAACAATCTCCTTCCAGTTCCTCTGTAAAGCGATGATTGTGTCCTCGTCACGAACTACGTTCCCATCGGGCAACAAGTAACAGTCCTCTCCGATGGGATTCTTTCGAAATTTCTTTTTGTTTACCGGGTGGTCATGATATGTATAAAACTCAAGTATGCGCCCTTCGTTGTCGTAAATAAATGACATTGTATAGTAATGGATGAGTGTCCTATTTGTTTAGACCATCTTGAAGGAAATCTCACAACTACAGGATGTTGCAAAAAGACGATGCATCTAGAGTGTTTCGTATCATGTATGAAACGGAAACTTGATTGTCCAATGTGTCGCTCGAGACATGAGAGCCTTAGCATGGTTCAGGATATTGAGAGCCACATACTCGTCCCTGTATCCTTCGAAACAAGAAATGGTAAATTCTTCAGGGACTTTTTTGTCGCGGCAATATCTCTTTCTGTTCTTACAATTACAATTTTCTATAATTATTTTTAAGAATCTTCTTGACGTCCGGTAAAGTATTCATTAATATAAGGTTCCAAACGTTTTCCGCGTGTCGTTAGCTCTATGATCCCTTCATTGGTTGTTCCAATGTCAAGAAAAGGATCGTACCTGTTTTTTGTAAGAATTTCCCAACGTTCTTTGTACCGGCGATTCACAAACGACCCGTGCCATTGGTGTATGATAGTCCCGGTAATCCACCCGAGATGCATACCTTTCACGCGGTTCTGAAATTCTTCAAGCATGTCCAAGTAATGAGGGTGCATATTTCCCGGTCCACTAAGTTCTGCTTTTCCAATCATAGCCATGGCCATGTGTCTGTCTGCAGAACCGAGAATTGCCCAATCGATCAGAGCCCCGATCCGATTGTAAAATCGGCGATTACACGCCCATGCATATCCCGGATGCCAGTTATCGTAAATTTTGCTCGGGGCTCCCCCACCTGCAGCCATAAATCCGAAACTCTTGTCCACCTTGAGAGTCTCTCCGCATGGACCCAGATTCACGGCAGAATGCCACATTTGGACAAGGTCAGACTTTTGGAGCTCGTGAATGGTGTCCTCGACCCATCGCTTATTCAAGAACTGAATGTCGGCATCTATCCATGCCACATTTTCCCAACTCTTGGGCAATGATTCAATCCCCTTGTTGATCAGATTCTCTTTTACCCAAAGCTTGTCTTCAGAATTAAATTTCAAATGTTTCCATGTCTTTAATTTTGGTAATGATGCAGGTCCTAATAATTCTACGATTACAATTTTCAATTTATAATTTTTAGAAATTTCATTTACAAAATTAATGAACAACTCTCTCCGTCTCTTGAACGCACAAAAGTTGAAATAAGGGAGGATGACATATAGACCATTTGTCCTGAAACAGGTCATCTACATTTGGTCGCGAATAAAATCTCAAATTACATTAAATGATTGTCGCCTGTTCCAGCCCATTCAAACTCCCTCCCCGTCTGGCCCGTCAGCGCCGGATAGCAGAGGCGAAGCGCATGGACACTTTCCGCCAGTTTCACGAGGCTCTGAAGCGCACCGCCAAGGATGAGCAGGAGTTTATCAAGGAGCTCATCAAGAAGGATGATGATCTAGACGTCGATGATGACTAAAATAAAATCACAGACTATATGAGATGTGGAGTCCTCGCTTCGTGAGACCACTTGAAATAGGGATCGGACTAAAATTCGTCCCATCAAAAAACAGAGGAAAGTGGTTACGGGTCGCCCTTGACGGCTCGGGGCCTGTTGGAATTAAATTTGGACAGTTCATTTCCAATAGATCAGATATTTTCGGTAAAGAACTCTCGAGAGATCTCGCCCCTCTCAGAGACAAAGTCACGCCAGTCGATTTCTCCGCCCTTTCCGCCAAAATTCCACCTGGAATAACAGATGTAGACCCCGTCCCATTAGCATGCGCGAGCGTAGCACAGGTTCACAGAGCAAAGCTTAAAGATCGTTCAGTAGTAATAAAATTCAAAAGACCAGGTATTGAAGCGCAGATTAAGGAAGACCTCGCGCTCATTCGCAACTGCACACAGGCACTTGCCATGGTGGGAATTGATTTTTCCAATCCATGGTTTTCAGAATTTGAAAAGGGAATTCTTGCCGAAGTTGATTTTTGCACAGAAATTAAAAACATTGGAATGTTTCGTGAAATATATAGAGATAGAGATGACATCAAGGTTCCGAGACCTTATTCCAAGTTTTCAAACGATGACGTAATAGTCATGGATTACCTTCCATCAGAGACTATAGCTGCTCCGTTTTCAGCGGAGCGTCTCATTGACATGTTTCTGGATCAGCTCTTGTATGAAGGAGTGATACACGGTGATCTTCACACAGGAAATGTCGGGCAGTCGGATGGCGCGCTCGTACTTTATGATTTTGGAAATGTAATTCGCATTAGTCCAGAATACAAAATTGCTATAAGAGATTTTGTATATGGCGTACAGACATCCAATGTGGAAACTGTCATGGAAAATATGACGCGCATGGGAATGATAATTCGTGATTCTAAAATTGCAAAAATTTTTATAAAACAATACCTAACCTATCTCCAAACGCTGGACCTAAAATCTTTTAGTATAAATTCTCCAGAATTAAAAGAGAAAATTACAAAGGTTCCTGTCGAGCTCGATGCGACAACTCTCACCATTCTTCGCTCGTACACACTCCTTGAAGGTTTGGCCAAGGATATTGATCCTAATTTTTCTTATGAAAGAATTCTTACAAAGAGTATAGAGACTCTATTTCTGGACCTTGAGTACATTGCGTACAGGATTACTAAGGATTCCGGAATGTAAATCTTGGAGTCTTGAAATTTGAGGGCACCACAGATTGCGATCATGCTGTCCCTCATTGAAGTGAATCGGGTACCAGTTTTCCATATCACGAACAGCTCCTAAATTCTTGAGAGAGTCATCGACAAAGTAATAGTCGGTACATGTGTCGAATTCTTTGTAAAACCCTGGCTCGGGTTTCAGGTAAGATTTTGCAGGATTTGAACCAGGGCATCGGATACGAACTTGGTCGCTAATTGCACGGGCAACTGGAGCGACCCATTCATAGGGTGCGTTCGAAAAGAGTGTTACGGGCCATCCATAGAATATGAGATTGCTAATGTGCTCGGCGTCCGCTTGAAATTCGGGAGTTTCGAGCGTATCAGCCAAGTGGCTCAAAAGACTTTTGTCGTAGACTTTTTCGTTAAAATCGGAACAGTCTATGCCGAATCCAGTTGATAGACCGCGTGCGGTATGTCCATATGCAAGGTACAAACTCCTGTTTACTGAAACGGGGTCTGCGCAGTTTGGGAGCTTGGAGTGAACGTAACGAGTGGCATTATGTTTGACATGAGCCAGCAGAAGCCGGTCACGTATGATGACGCCATCAACATCCAGGAGTAGGCAAGGCATGACAATAGTACAAACTTTTTCTCTAACTAAAGAAATACAAGGCTAAAATGGTACAATGGCATTCAATGCTTCCCCGGATTCACAGCTTCCTGTCCCCTCCGGCGCTGGTTTCGACCTATTTAGCAACGCTGAATACGTCATCCAACCTGGCTGCCGCGCAGTTGTATCAACAGGAGTTACAGTCAACTTCCCACCAGGAACTTATGGACATCTTGCGAGTCGCACTGGACTCGCCGTGAAACATGGTCTCACGGTTCTGGCGGATACCATCGATCCGGGGTACACAGACGAAATCAAGGTCGTCTTGCACAATACTGACCAGAAGCGGGCGTTTGTTATTCGCCCAGGGTATCGTATTGCGCAGGTTATTTTCCAGCCTTACGTCACGGCTTAAAACTAAAAAACGTTAGATAAATAATGGCTGGAGTTTGCTTCCAAGCAATCGCTTGGGACGGCACAGATAATGATGATGGTATGTACACCGTTCGAATTTTCGGACGTACCGAGGATGGCCGCTCTGTTGCCCTCGGAACGACTTTTGAACCTTTTTTTTACATCAAACCTCCAAAAGGTTGGGACGACTTTGCCTTTGTTCAAACAAAGTGTTATTCTGTCGAGCGCAAGAGATCTGTAGACCTCTGGGGGTTTCGGAATGGCGAACTTGAAAACTTTTTGCTCGTCAGGTTTCGATCACACAAAGGTCTTCGAAACTTTGCGTGGTGCATAGAAAACAAAAAGTGGCCAGAGATGGCTGGGTGCACTGTTCACGAGTCAAACATTGACCCCATCCTTCGATTCATGCACGTGACTGGCATCGCTTCGACCGGGTGGCTCGAGACTGGGACATGCGAAAAGGTCATAGACACGACATGCGACCTGAACTTGTGGCAACCCAAGTGGAATGCGCTGAGACCCGTCGCGCGTGACGACATTGCTCCGTTCAAAATAATGTCTTTCGATATCGAATGTTATTCTTCGACTGGCGCGTTTCCAGACCCTAAGAATCCGTCCGATGTTGTTTTCCAGATTGGAATGACGACCAAGAATTTCGGAAGTCCAGATGTCGAGCGCACGTGCTTGTGTCTCAAAGAAACGGAAGGGTTCCCGAGTTTTAGTACCGAGCGGGAACTTCTCCAAGAGTTTCAACGGCATCTGATCAAGACGGACCCTGACATTATCACTGGTTGGAATATTTTCGGGTTTGATCTCGAGTTTCTTTTGACTCGCGCGACTCTTCGATGCGGTCTCGAACCTGTGTGGGGGCGCGTCAAGGACTCGGTGGCTGAACTTGTGACGAAGAACCTGAGTTCGAGCGCGCTCGGGAACAATGAACTCAAGATGGTTCCCATGAGAGGTCGTTACGTCTTTGACCTTTTTCAAGATGTAAAACGCGAACATAAACTCGAGTCGTATTCTTTGAACAATGTTTCCAAGAAGTTTTTGAAAGGTTCTGAGAAGATTGACATGCCAGTCAAGGAGATTTTCAAGAGGTTTGCAGATTCAGACCCCAAGAAACTGGCAGAGGTTGCAGAGTACTGTATTCAAGACACGGTCCTTCCTCACAAAATTATGGAAAAGTTGTGTCAAATTCAGAACCAGATTGAGATGGCGAAAGCATGTTGGGTCCCTCTGAGCTTTCTGAGCGAGCGTGGTCAACAAATCAAAGTCTTCAGTCAAATGGCTTACAAGGCTCGGAAACTCAATTTCATCATCCCAACGTTTCGCAAGGGACCTTTGGGTGATGATGACGGGTACGAAGGTGCGACAGTTCTTGAGGCTCAGACAGGTGCGTACTACGGACCAATCACTGCGCTCGATTTCGCAAGCTTGTACCCGAGTATCATGTGTGCGCACAATTTGTGTTATTCGACTCTGGTTATGAATCCCAAGTACGACAACTTGCCCGGAGTGACTTATGAACAGTTTGGGACACACCGTTTTGCACAGAACGTTCCTTCCCTCCTTCCAGTTATTCTCACGGATCTCAAAGCATTTCGCGAAAAGGCAAAGAAGCTCATGGATGCGTCGGAGGGAACACCCATGGAGGCGATCTATAACGGTCAGCAACTTGCGTACAAGATTAGTATGAATTCCATGTATGGGTTCACGGGTGCAAGCAAAGGAATGCTCCCACTTGTCGCTATAGCGTCGACCGTTACTATGCGAGGCAGACAGATGATTGAGGAGACGAAGAATTATGTCGAATCAAACTTTCCAGGAGCCAAGGTGAGGTATGGCGATTCTGTAATGCCAGAGACTCCTGTTCTTGTAAAAATTAATGGAAAGGTTAAAACTGTTAAAATTGAAAATTTGTCAAACGTGTGGGAATCTTATCCTGGGTTTCTAAAAGACGGTACAGACAAGGAGTCTTCAGAAGTTTTAGGAGTCGAAGCATGGACTCACCTAGGATGGAAACCTGTGAAACGCGTTATTCGGCACAAGTGTCAAAAGAAGATTTATCGCGTTCTTACCCACACGGGTGTTGTGGATGTTACCGAAGATCATTCTCTTTTGGGTCCTACAATTGAACTTTTGAAACCAAAAGATGTAATGGTGGGTCAGAAACTTTTTCACTCTTTTCCAAAAATTGAAGATTTTACAAATACAAACAACTTGGATCATCTGTTTGTTATTGGAATGTTTGTAGGCGATGGCTCGTGTGGAACGTATCACTGTCCTTCGGGTCGCAAGTCGACATGGTGTATAAACAACCAAGACCTGGATCTTCTCAACAAGTGTAAACGCATTCTTGAATGTGTGTATCCTGATTTGGGATTTGTAATAATGGATACGATGAAGAGTTCAGGAGTTTATAAACTTAGCCCACGTGGCAGTGTAGTGAAATTTGTCACTGAGTGGCGAGAAATGTGCTATGACGGACAGTCAAAGAAAATACCAGAGTTTGTTTTTGCAAACTTTGAAACAAAAAAAACTTTTCTAGAAGGACTCTGGGCTTCGGATGGTTGTCGACGAGACAATGAAGTTGGTGGGTGTAGAAGAATTGATACAAAAAACCAGGTAACAGCCCAGTGGTACTATCTGCTTTTAAATTCTATGAATTTCAACGTTTCACTCAATACACGATGTGATAAGCCAAACGTCTTTCGTCTCACGTGGACCGAGTCTTCGTTCCGAAAGGACCCGACAGCGATCAAGAAAATTTTAGTACTTCACGAATCTTGGGACGGATATGTCTACGACCTGGAGACTGTAGCAGGAACCTTCCAAGCGGGTGTAGGACAGATGATAGTCAAAAACACAGATTCCGTAATGGTCGAGTTTGATGTCCAAGGTCGGAAAGGTCAATCTGCGATTGATTACAGTTGGGAGCTAGGTGAGCAAGCTGCTGAGCAGTGCACAAAGCTTTTCAAGGCACCAAATGAGCTTGAGCTCGAAAAGGTCTACTGCCCATATTTCCTGTACTCGAAGAAGCGTTACGCGGCAAAGATGTATGAAAAAGCAAAGGATGGATCTGTAAAATTCATGAAAATTGACGTCAAGGGTCTTCAGGTTGTTCGTCGGGACAGCTGTCCGTTTGTTCGCGAGACGCTCAAGAAGCTCTTGGACATGATTCTCGAATCGAGCGATCCGAGACCGGTCATAGACGCGGCCCGTGAAGCTGCGAGGAACTTGATGGAGGGACGCGTAGCTCCTGAAAAGCTTCTGATGAGCAAGCAGCTCGCTTCAAACTACAAGGTTGCTATGCCTCACGTGAACGTGCGGGACAAGATGAGAGCCCGTGCTCCAGGTTCTGAGCCTCAGCAAGGGGATCGTGTATCTTTTGTAATTGTCAAGGGACCGGGAAAGATGTGCGAAAAGGCGGAGGATCCTGCATGGGTCCGTGAACGCAAAGTCCCTCTCGATTACACGTACTATTTCACAAACCAACTGAAGAAGCCGGTTCAGGACCTTCTTGAGCCGATTGTACCACCCGACACTATTTTTGATAAGAAATTCATGGTCAAAACGACGAGTTCTACAGAAATTGACGCTCGGAAGGCGTTTCTGGCGCGGTTTGCAAAGGGTCTAGCGACCTCTGCGACCGCTCCATGAGCTGCTCGTCTGACTTCCGCTCCAACCTCCACTTCCCTGACTTCCGCTCCAACCGCCTCCCTGGTCGCCTCCCCATCCGCCTCCTCGATCACCCCCCCATCCGCCTCCCTGGTCACCCCCCCATCCTCCCCCTCGGTCGCCACCCCATCCGCCCCCTCGATCACCTCCCCACCCGCCTCTTCGCCGACCTTGCTGTCCGCCTCCTGACATTATATACACAAATATCACGCATAAAATGCATGCGATAAATATATAAATTTTAATCTTATCCATTTCAATTACCCAACATAAAGTTTTCTATTATTCAAGGCCATACTGAAGAGCTTGGTAAAGTACCTGTATAAGGTGCACCGGGTGTGGCATCTATAATAGTGCAGGACGATGTATTATCAGTAGTATTGAAAAACTCATATAATCCATACATTGGCTGGTCTTGTGTAGATAATAACACATTACAACCAGGTCCGTTCATAGCAGGTGTAGAAGAATATATTTTTCCAATATTATTATTGTATGAACTTATATTTGTATAATTTGAACAACATGGAGAAATCGGTTTTGGAGGAATATTACCATTTACCCACCTCCAACTTGATGGTGATATTGTATATGAAATTGGTGGACCGCCAGTTACCGATGTAATATTACAATTACGATCCACGTTTACAGTACCTTGCTGTGGAGGGGTTTTAGTATCCGATGCTGTTGTAAATACTATGTCACAATTACCCTGACTATTTGGGTCAGATTTAAATATTTCATATATTGGATCACCTACCCATTTAGCTGCTATAGATGCATAATCTCCACAACGCATAGTTAGATTGCCACATGATGTTGAATTAAACACTCGTGTAACCATTATGGTGTCAGAATTTGAAGTCGTTCCCGAAGTCGTTCCCGAAGTCGTTCCGCCCGAAGTCGTTCCTGAACTATTACACAAACCTATTGAACACGTCCATCCTAGGTAATACACCCCTATAATACATATAATTGCAATAATCACTAGTATGATAAGCATAATAGTGACCAACATAAAGTTTTTGATCGCATGAATCATATGGAGCAGAGTCTCGCTGAAATTTTTCAAAAGTTTAATGGGAAATTTCTAAAGTTTGAGCAAAAGGTGATGGATCACATCGATAACGAGGTGGCGATCCGTATGAGCCTTCGTACGAATTCAATCGCTCAGAAGCTTTCAAGTACGTATGGTATTCCTGTAGAGTCTTTGATTCAGGACATTACAGAAGTAAAAGATCATTTTTGCAAAGGTATCAAAGGTGACAAGACGCGTTGTCTCAAGACTCCAAAAGACAACGGGTACTGTGGCTTTCACCAAAAGCAAGTTCCCAAACCTATCCCGCCGAGACATGAGAGGGTTCCGTGTCCTTGGGAAGAGACTTAAAAGATTGATTCTCAATTCTATTAATGAGTAAATCAACAATTCTTCTTTCGAGTCTTACAAAGTTTTTTGCAATTCCTGAAAATAACGAAAAGCTAAAAGATATTCTCAATCACCGCAACGGCGTCTCTCTTCGCCAAATTGAGTGGTTTGTAACAAATTATGCAAAGAATAAGCACGTGACCTACATGGGCCCGAACGGCAAGATGTTTACGGTCCACGTCGCTTACAAGTCGAGCCTTGACGGGTACTCGAAGAAGCTCTTTGACCCCTTCTGCCGCACGGAGCGTATCGAGTTTGAGGGGCTTACCACAACTGTTGCTCAGCTCAATTTCCTCAAGTGGGTCATACAGAACGGTATAGTCAACTACATGCTTAAGACGAGAAAGGGAGACCCGCAAACCCTCCCTGAAATTGAAGAAAGTTGTAGCCATAGTAAAATACATACAGATTGTATCCCTGTACAACCTGTGCAAGGTACGTTGGGTTAAATACGAGGGTCAGTGTTGTCGTCTGCGAGTTGAGTTTTGCGAAATTAAGATACCCACCCTGGTTGTACTCCTTTGGTGTAAGCCCAAAGGAGTACGAGTAGATATTCTTTGAAGGTATCGATAAAGAGTGGTCCATGGGCTGTTTGAATCCAAAGTACAACCCTCCAGGAAGAACACTCGTCACGTCAATATTATTCAATGTAATCTTTGCGGACGTGATCACATCTACAAAATTTGTGTTCCCGGAAGGAAAGCTCAGAGGCACTGCCGTATGGATGTATTGTGTCGTGTATCCATAGTTGTACCTGGAGTCGTAATAATTTTGATTATTTACATTTTCATAATTTTTATTGCGAAAGAACCACATGAGAGTTTGAACCGGGAACGCAGCTGTTAGACTGATTATAGGCTGGTTACTATTAAATGTAAGTATTCCATCCTTTTTTATGTCATTCACAATGTACCTGAGTGGAGTGTTTCTGTAGTACAAACGCTCATTGTTTTCAAGAAGTATCTCTTCTGTTATGATTACAGGGTTTGATATATCTACGGGGGTTGGTGAATCCGTCCACCACGTGTAAGGCTGGAACGTGAACCGGACGTAGATGAGCTGTTTTGTCATTGCACACGCCGGAAAGTACGGGCGTCTGAGCCGTTCACGCCCCGTATTATTTACAGAATGTCTTCTGCAAAAAAAGAATTCAAGCGGAATTATGAGTTCAGAATTGACACCCTTCATGGTCTGATTCATAGTGTACTGTTCATCTGCATCGAGCAGCATTTGATCGCGGATAATGTACCAATCGTCATAGAGGGTCTCTACGATTGTTTCATTTACTATAAAATCAATTTGCTTAATCAAAGATCTGCCAATGTTTGGCGCAAGGTTCACACCGGTTGGAAGGTTCACACGGAGATACATGTTTGACAAGAGGTCCCCGAGTTGATTCGGATACAGAATGACCGTAACCACCTGTCCCTGATAGGTGGGATTGGGTCCAGGAAATGTCGTGATTCGGTGAAACATGATTGAATTTGTATGTTGTCTGAATGAAGGATTCCATTGAGACGCGACTGGGCTATCGGACATGAGGAATTGATCTTGCGGACCTTTGGCAAATAGGGCGAGGGTTGCTGCCGAACTGAACCCCTGGTCCTTGACTTCATTGAAATCGCGAGGCTCGGCAGGAAATTCGTAGTCGGTACCCAAGTCTCTAAATTTTGTATAAAGACCGGTCATAATATTAGGGTTAATTCGTATAGAACCTTGAGTGGGTTCAGTCGTTGTAAATGTTCCTATAGTTGTGAGATGTACGCTTAGGGCAGGAGTGGTTGCTATAGCAGTCAGGTAGACTGGAGTGGCGTTGTTGGGTGCAGGAATTTGAGATTGTCCATTGAATGCATTCACTTTCAAAGGGTTTCCATATTTGTCAGTTCCCCCATATAATTTCAGACCAAATTCTGTTACAACATATGTATCCGTAAGTGGCAAAAGGTTCGAAACGATCCATCCATCTCTGAAATTTTTAGGAACTGGTCCTGTAAAAATAAATTTTGGAAAGTGTTCTTGAACTATGTAGTACCCTGTTATTGGATACTTTTTGGGAGTGTTCACTACTGGTACTGCTCCGGGTGGATAAAGAACGACAGAATTTGCGTACCTGACTTCGTTTATTACCTGACTAGTATCTGATTGAACAGTAAATGACCAGTTATAAGGTTCTGAAATGAGGGATGAAACCGCAACATTTCCAGATACGTTACTTGAACCGGTCGTTACAATTTGACCTATGAGACCAGTGACATTGAGTACTCTCCAGCCAGCATCAACCTTCTGAGTCCATGTAGTTGTTGCGTAGAATGTAACTTCCTGAGGAGCAGTAACTTTGAAGAATCCTGAAACATTAATTTGTGTTTTAATAGCAGCCACGTTCGAGAGTGTAGGAACGACTGTTGCAGTTACAGGTGCTGGTGGGTGTGGAGTTATAACACTCGCTGTATCTTTGAATCCTATCAAATCTAGAAAATCTATTACACTTTTTTGTGTGAAGTGCGCCACCCGGATCACTTCCATCTACAATTCGTCGAGATTTTTCTCCCACATCTGAACCACACTCGTTCCTTTGAGAACCTCTCGCTCCGCCTTGCGCGTTTCACACAACTTCTGAAGCTTCGCAACCTCCTCACTCGTGTACTGATACGTCTTAATGTCCAGGAGCTTGGGCCAAATTGCCTCAGAATAAACCTCTTCGCGAAGTTGCTTGTGAATGTCATCAAGCGAACGGTTGAATACCTGTATGCGCTTGGAAACTGCCACGTCACGAATAAATCGAGCCTTTTCTGAGAGCCATTGAATCTCTGAATCAATTTCCTTGAGCTGCGCAGCCTTTCTGTGACGGTACACCTGGAGCCGGACTTCCACATAGTCGACCAAGATTTCCTCGGGACTTGCGTACTTTTTGACTGCGCCGTTTGGACCAATCAGGTACATGTTGCTCGTGTGAACAGTCTTTGTCAGCCCAAGAGCGCGCACAGGATCCTCCAAGTCGGCCCAGATGCGAAAGTCTGGGGTTGTTTCGGTCGAGTGGTTCTCAAACTTTTGAATAGTTCCCTTTTCGACCAAATCATCGAGATGCTCTTTGAAATCCTGGATCCACTTGCCCGGGGGAAGTTCTGTTATGCGAACCTGTCCACCCTCGCGTTCATAGAGTCCCTCGAGGACCCATGTGTGCTCCTTTGTACGAGTCACCTTACCCTTGAATCCTCTAAAATATGGGACCATGGGAGCCATTTCGACATTCTTGAGTGCGCAACGAATATTGTGCTTGATTACTTCTGGATCAAATGGAGGGACGTAGCAGCTGAATCCTGTGCCTATTCCCTCTGCACCATTCACAAGAATCATAGGCAAGATTGGAGCATAGTACTCTGGCTCAACCTTTTGACCGTCGTCAAACATGTACTTGAGAACCGGGTTGTCTGCAGGGTCGAAAATCTTGCGCGTCTCTGGACTTAGGCGCGTGAATATGTACCTAGAACTGGCCGCATCCTTTCCACCTGCAAGGCGGGTGCCGAACTGTCCACTCGGGACCAGAAGGTTCAGATTATTTGAACCCACAAAATTTTGGGCCAAGTTTACGATGGTGCCTTGGAGAGACGCCTCTCCGTGGTGATAGGCGGTTTGCTCAGCGACATATCCCGCAAGTTGCGCAACCTTCATGTCACTTGTGAGATTCTTCTTGAGGCACGCGTAAATCACCTTGCGCTGACTCGGCTTGAGTCCATCCACAACGTGAGGAATCGAACGTTTGATGTCCTCTGCACTAAAATTTGCAAGATCTTTGTGAATAAAATCAGTGACAGAAAGGTCCTTCACATGACCGTACCGGATACCCTTTGGAGGGTTTGACATGTGCGCCGTCAGCCACGTCTTGCGGTCATCAGACTGGGACTTTGAAAACGCCAAGAGCATAGAGTTATCCATACTTTGATCAGCTCCGAATGCGACCGTGAGTCGATCGACCTGCTTGAAATACTCCTTGGCTTCAGCGCTTGTGGAAGTTCCGAGACCCTTGTAGTACTTCACGGCAGTTTGCAGAGCAGACTGGCTGGCCACAGCCTGCCTGTACTCCTCCTCTGTAAAGTACCACTCCTTCCCAGCCTTGATCACAGGGGTCACCATGGATACGACAAACCCAAGCTCGATCAGTTTTGGCCAATACACGTGAAACATGTTCAGAACGAGACCCTTGATATGAGACCCGTCCAGATCCGCGTCAGTCATGATCATGAGTCGACCGTACCGAAGCTCCCGAACTGACGAGTACACCTTTCCGTGCTGCAGACCCAGAATCTTTTTGATATTTGAAAACTCTTCATTCTCAGTAACTTGTGCAAGGGTCGCGTCACGCACGTTCCTGGGCTTTCCGCGAAGTGGAAAGACACCATACGCGTTTCTCCCAACCACACTCAGACCCGCAATGGCGAGCGCCTTTGCAGAGTCCCCTTCCGTAACGATAAGTGTGCAGTCGTGAGATTTGTGTGTGCCTGCCCAGTTGGCGTCATCAAGTTTTGGAATTCCAGAGATGTGCGCCTTCTTCGAACCGTCCGTCTTCTTGAGTTCTTTTGCATCCTTTGCGGTACCGAGAGCCACCAAGTCATCTAGAACGCCCGTTGCAAGAATGTCCTTGATAAACTTTGGCTTCATCTCTATGGCTTCAGTAATTCGTGAAGTGCATTCAGCCTTGGTCTGGCTACTGAATGTGGGATTGACTATGACTGCTCGAACAAACACAAAAAGTGTTCCGCGGGCCTGAAATGTTCTAACTGGAATATTCTTGGAGTTGAATATTCCGTCAAGCACGTGTTTCACAACCTTTTCCACGTGCGTCCCCCCCTTGGTGGTGCAGATACCGTTGACCCACGAACACTGCTGAAATCCATTCTTGGAATGACCCACAACAATGTCAAAAGATGACCCATCTGTTCTCTCACCTGTGTGCATCTTTGCAAGAGGGACATCCCCTAGATGCATACGAGCATACTCCTCAAGAGAAGGGACTGTGAGTTTGGTTCCGTTGAATTCAACTGTCGCCTTTGAACACCACATGGCTGCGTCCCATGTCCTCTTTTCCACAATCTTGAGCCAGTCTGTCGTTGGTCCAAATCTGGAATTGTCTGGGCGGAAACTGATGCGAACACTCGGACCTTCAGTTGATGCTGAAATTGACGGAGGCTCGCAGATACTCATGTTATCGCGCCACGTTTGCTCATAGATTTGCTTTCCGTCACAAATTCGAACCTTGAACAGGTTGGAAAAGACATTTGCGAGCTTGGCTCCGTATCCGTTGCGTCCACCCGTCACGCGCTGCTCCTCGTCATTGTAATTTGAACTCGTCAAGAGATGTCCGAAGATGAGCTCGGGAATCCAGAGAAACTGGCCATCTGTTCCGCGTTCGGTATCGTGTTTCTTGATTGGAATACTTACTCCGTAGTTTGTCACAGACGTGTCTTCGCCAAGTTCTACCGTAATTTTTCGAACTTTTTTTGGATGCAAGGAATGCTGGTCGATTGCGTTTACCAAGATCTCGTCAAATATTTTCACCAATGCAGGTGAAATAGATACACGAGAATATGTAAAACCATCTGGGGCTCGAATCCATTGCTCGGTGGACTCGGGTGCCAGGGACCCAACGTAGGTATCTGGGCGTTTAAGGACATGTTCAACATGTGTGAGTCGAGTGTAACTCATTCGTTTCTTAATCAGCGCTTGTAAGCTTTAGATGGATGCTGAAGTGACATTACCTCCGTAAACCCATCCAGTACAATCTGTAGGAACTGCTGCAACACCGGAATAATATTTGTTTAAAAGATCCATATTAGGAATATAGTCAAGTACGTTGTTTCCTTTGTATGCCCAAGCGCCGCCACAAGTATTTGCTGCACAAGTAAACCTGCCCGAATTACCTGCAACGACTGGTCCAGTCGATTGATACCCACTTGAGGTCGATGTCGTGGTGCAACCTACAAAAGTTCCTGGCTTTACGTCTACATTTCCACCAAATGTCAAACCTGCACAGTCAATAATTGTTGGACTAGTTGGAGTTCCAGTTGATAGAAACGTTGGGTCATATGAATATGCTGCACTCATATTATTAAATGCTTTCATTGTTTTATTTCCAAAGTACCCATACACTGTACATCCTCTATTTGTACAATTCGTCACCGATCCACCTGTAGGATCATTCGCATTGCATGAAAATGCCTGACCTATGTAAAACCCATCTGCTGCCGTTCCCGATGGGGAAGTCGTGGTCGATGTCGGACTTGATGTCGGACTCGATGTCGGACTTGATGTCGGGCCTGGAGTCGGGCTTGGGGTTGTAGAAGCTGACGATGATGAGGAAGAAGTTGACATTATATAATACCCTGCGGCACATAGGCAGATTACGACAACTATAACGGCTATTATAATTACCGGACTTGGCATTAATATAAGTTTTATTTTTTTTTGTGTAAATACCAAGCCACTCCCGCGGCAACAATTGTCCATCCAACAAGGTGATCCATAGTGTTCATGTCTTTAATTTGATCTGGATCAAGTTTGTTGAATTCCTCCTTGTATCCCGGAGGTTTGAATGGAAGCCAAATGTAACGCCCAAATGGCACGAGCGTTGGCTTCAGCTTATCATGGCAGTCATATGAGTAATCATACCATGCCAGCGCTATATAAGGAAACCACAGTAAGAATGCAAGGACCCATTTATTCTTGTGGGGAAGTGTCCAATAACCTCCCGCAAGAATCAATGTAAAAATTATACATTTCCAGTTGAATGCAAAAGGGTGTCCTGAAAACAAACCTCCAGCCATTATGTTCTTTTAAATTTAAGTAATAAAATTAATAGAATTATAAATACAAGTCCAATAACAATTGCCATGTAAGGTGGCGACTTGGGGTTTTCCTCGTTTTGAATTTCCATGAGTTTTTTATTGACCCATTCATCAATAGCCTCATCAACTGTAAAATCAGGTTTCCCAAGACGTGCGTTGACTATGTTATGAACGAGAACTGACCATTCAAATAGCTCAGCTGCACTTGTCGTATCTGGTACTGGATACTCTACCAAGACCTGAGCAAAGTGAGCCCGACATCCTGGACATGGAAGTACGTACTGATAAAGCTCTATAAACTGCCTGACCTTGTCTGGGTGATCTGCTACGAAGCATGCGAGGTGAAGAGCGCCCCAAAAACTTGGACCAAATATTCTTGGATCAAGTCCCATCTGACATTATTTGAGAGAATATTTCCAGATAAATCCTGCTGAAGTTTTTATACGCCCTTTGAGTGCAAAACATATCCCAGAACGTTGACAACCCAATTCACTTGAAGCATCTGCTATAGAGCCAAAAGATTTTATAAAGTTTTCTTTTAGATCAAATTGATCTATAGAAACTGCCTTTTTAGAGTCTTTTCCTTTTGGCATTTTATGACCTTTTTGAGATTCGCTCATCTTTTTACGTGTTTCTTCAGATTTAGGAACACCTTTCATTGTTTCACTTCTTTTCTTTCTGGATTCTTCAGAAATTTCACGACCTTTGAGAGCATTCGATAATTTTTTTCTTGTTTCACTTGAAAGAGGTTTCCCAAAATTGTGATTATTAGAACCGGACATTTGTTCTTTAAAATTAGCTTTACGCTCTTCTGTCCATGGTACTCCTGTATGTCCAAGACCCCCTGGAGCGGCGTTATAAGCTGGATTGAGAGTTGTAATATAATAAGGTTCTCTTTCGTTCATCCAGTCTTTAGCTTCTTTCTTTGTTTCAAACTCTCTGGTTTCTATATCTTCTATGATAAATAGTTCAATTCCATATTTTCTCATAGCTCGGTAAAGAGGTCCGTCGACTTTTTCTCGTTTAGCTTCACATTTATGATTTGTGAATCTTTGTGAAAGAGTCTGGTATGTCTGGCCAATATAAAAGTTTTTATTTTCTATATTTTCAATTTTATAAATTCTTCCGGTATATATCATATAATAAGAGAGAATACTTGTTTTTAAGTGGACGAGAAATTACAAACCTCCTCTTAACCTAAGAACCAAATGGATCGTCGCCTCCTTGGATATACTGTAGTCTGCAAGAGTCCTGTCATCTTCTAGCTGCTTCCCTGCAAAAATAAGACGCTGTTGGTCGGGAGGAATGCCTTCGCGGTCTTGAATTTTAGACTTCACATTTGCTATAGTATCAGAACTTTCCACTTCGCATGTAATAGTCTTTCCTGTAAGTGTCTTTACAAATATCTGCATTTACTATTAAACAAGGGTTTAATTTCTCTAACACACAGATCCATCTTCTAAAACACGGAACCAAACCCTATTCTTGGTTTGCACGTTTGTGCTGCCGTACACAATCAACCCCTTGCAGTACTTGTACCCCGTGTATCCATTCTTCTGCATAAACTCAAAAAACTTGGGAGCAGTTGTTTCGAGCTGCTCGTCCCCCTTTTTCAAATTTGCCGCCACTTTTCCTTCTAAAATTGTTACGTATTTTTTTTCATGATCTGCTATTACAATATCTGGCAATTTTCGAATTCCCTTGAGTTTAATAGATTCTCCGTTTGGAAGTTTTAGATGCTCAAGTTCTGAACCTGCGTGGTTAGCGAAAACAACTTGAGACTCGTTGAGCATATGAAAAAGAATAGTCGCAACTTTTTCACTATTTGATCCCCGTGTATAATATGGTTTCGAGCTCTTCTTTCCAATTGAGCTCTGTTCGAACCCTTCGAGGCGACAGTCCCAATCTCCGTTGGAGTACCAAAACTTTGACTCGCTAATAGTATTCACATCATGATTGATTACCGTGAATCGAGCTCGAGGATTCATTTCAAAAACTGTTCCACACATGGCAGTCACCCGGCCAACCTGAGGATCGCTCGATATGGTTTTGTTGTCCTTTTTTGAAAGGCGTGAGCTAATTGTGTAATGGTCTGGAGCAATCTCATGAATCCTGACTGCAACCGTGTTTTTCTTTGCAGGTATCGAATTTGTTGCGTTTTTGAATTCTTCAAATGAAGAAAACGGTTCAAAGTTCTTAAGAATATCTTGTTTCCCTGGCACGATAACTTCAGATACACCAATAGTCCTGCACATTCGCATAGACATTTTGAATGAATTGCTTCCAAGTTTTGGATTTTGAGTATAAAATAGGACAAATGGGACGCCCGGATACTCTCTACGCGCCGCCAGATACTTGGTAATGCGTTGATAATAAGGGTTTCCATCTTCGTCACCTTTTGTTGACTCCAAAAGAAGTACAGGAACTCCGTCATTAAAAACTATATAATCTACACACGAACCTCCTCCCGTAAATAATTCGAGTTCGACTGGTCCATTTGTGAATTCGAATCGACCAGTCCACTTTTCATTCTCAAAAACTGCACGAGGTTTGTATACTGGTTCTTTTACCCCGAGACAGTCTAGAATGTACTCAAGTTCAGGAACTTGTGGATATTCCTCCGTGAGTACAGTGTACATACTATTCAAGAGTTTTGTTTCTCTAAGCAGCCTTCTTGGCGGCACGTCTCGCCCTGTTTGCGTTATTCTTGGTTTTTATGTAGTTTTTCATTCGAGCTATTTCTTCCTTTGTAAGGGTCGGTCTTTTAGCCTTGAGAAAATCTGCACGAGCCTTGGCTGTTTTTAGCGCGTTGATATTCTTTAAAAAGTTAGGGCTTGGGCTTTTTGCTTTTACAGGGCTTTGGTATCTTGATATAAAATTGCGAACCGTGTTCCGGTTGTTCTTGTTGAGTTGGGCCCAGTAGTTTGCAAATTTTTGTTCAACATTCTTTCGCCGAGTAGTTTTCGGGCTATTTCTGGTTGGGGAAGGACTTGGTGTCTTTGCAAGCCACACACCCGTATCACGGTAGTAAGCAAGTATCTTGCGTTCACTTTCCGTAAGTTTCTTGTAGATCCGTGAATAAATAGCCGTCTTTTCATATTGATATTTAGCTTCGGACATTTGTCTCTTGGCGTTATTGAAATTTACAGGTGAGGCAGGCCGCAGCTTTTCAGTAAGTTGTGCGAAAAATTTTGTTTTAGCATCTTCATTCACTCTGTATCCTGCATTTTTCAAGTTTTTTATTGTATTCAGTGCCGTTTTGTGATTTTTAGCATTCTTTAGCAGAGAATTAAAGAAATTTTTATTGAGAACAGGGGCATTCTTTTCACGGGCTCTGGCGCGTTTAATGGCTGCAATCTCTGCCGGAGTCAGGTACGCCCAGTTTCCTCTCGCAAGACGTTCCTCAAAGTTGTTCACTCGTGTGTAAATTCCCGATGGCGTCTTGGTCTTTTTGTACTTGAGCTTGCACGAGATTCGAATATCCTTTGTGTATGCCCGATTGTTAAATATCGCGTAGTTGTACACAAGGTAGTTGATCTGTCCACCCGCGAAAAAGTCGTAAAATCGAGCAACCTCGTCATCAAGGACCCTTTTGAGATCTACTTTGTCCCACCAGTTACACGGGAATGGCTTGCGTTGGTTCGAATCGAACAGGTAGCCTTTTCCATCGCACATGAAACCGGTCAATGCGTGATACTTGTGAGCTGTCCTGTTTGGTGCTTTCGTATTTCCTATCGTAATTGAACAACACATGAGATCATATGATCCTGGTCTAAACTTTGGGATTGACGCCATGATACCTAGCTTCTTTCTGCAAATCACGAAATGAGGACGTTCTTTAGTGCCATTGTCCAAATGTCCTTGGTTATTTGCTTCGAGATAATCCGTTATACCTAGATGCTTTAGAATCTTAGGAAGCTCCTCTGCTGGCTGGCCACCTTGACCACCAATGTGAGCCCTGGCCAAAGCTCCGGCAAGACTGACCCCTCCCAGGATCTGTGCAGACTTCCCAGCCTTGATTGACATGGAACGCGGTCCCGACCGGAAGCACAGGTACTGATCCAGAAACTTGTAAAAGTAAATTCTCTTTGTTTTGATAATGTTAGCCTTGAGTGGACACGGAGCATCTATCCCGTCATCAAAGTAAGCCTTTTCAGCCGCATCGAGTCCGTTGTAAAACTTTTCCATGTGAGCAAACAGAATCTTTTGACCCGCATCCGAAAGTAGAAACCCGTTTATTATGCTAAAGAACCAGCATGTTCCCCTGGTCTGAAGGGCACCCTCTCCACATGACATACTACATGTACCGCACAAAAAATTCGAGTCGTGTAAGAGTCAGATTCTTGAATGCTCATGTTCACCAACCAAAACAAAAATGCTGAAGGAGATACCTTCCTGGCTGCGCACCCCGCCTCCGTCTTACACCCGACCTGCTCCCCCGAGAGTCTCGGCGGGTCCTGTATGGGACACTATGGTCGCCCAAGTCAAGGCAGACGGTCACCCAGAGCCGGAGCGGTTGGCTGACTCGATGCTTCGGCTCAGAGAAAACGCACTGGCTATTAAGAATGCTCGTTCTCATATACTGGTGACGGAGTATCAGGCCGAGTCCAAGGCTCGTAAAGAGCTCAAGGTTTCCAAGCCTTCTGGGTCCAAGTGCAAGGCGACCACACTTGCAAATAAGCCCTGTCCATACAAGGCTACATTTTGCGGGTATTGCTCCAAGCATCAGCCAAGTGAATTCACCCTAGGCAAATAATGTGTGTATAGTGTAATGGATTTAGTATGGGCGGCTATAGCCGTCAATTTTCTCATAATCCTCATAGTCCCTCGTATCTTAAAGAAACCTACAGGAATACAGATCATAGATGATACTATCTTGTATCTAAACTCTCAGCAGAGTTTTCTTCTCGCATCGTCGATTATAGTGGGTCTTACTGTGTACTTGGCTCAAAAGTGGATTGAAAGTCCAAGTGCAAAGCCCTCAAGCCCAGAAAAATATTAAGCAATGATAAATGCCAGCCGATTATTCATCAACTAACGGAGATCGCTCATGGCAGAAGATGGGTTCTCCCTCGTTTTACAATCCCCCAAGCGGGCCCCCTAGCCCAGATATGATGTCTAGCGTTTCTACGATGAACAAGGTATATTCTACTGGATCCAACCCAAGCATGATGATGGACAGCTCAAGCATGATGATGCAAACTTCAGGAAACGTGTTCGATGCGCGTCAACCATCTGCTGTCAGCATGGGTCAGCACCCCCTCCCAGGCCCAGCAAACCTTGGCGTTTTTGGCTCGACTAGTTACGCTGTAGATGATATAGTAGGGTATGATAATGAGTATTCCCTCACTTTTTCTCCGCTAGTATAAATGGCAACAACCAACGGTGCGATTAATCAAACAAATAATGCGCTTCGCAAGTTGAACACTGCAGCAAACGCTCAGGCGAATGCAAATGCAGGAATCAATGTAAGTCGGAATAATTCGACTGCGAATAAGAGCTACAACGCGGCAGCAGCAGGCTTCCGCGGTGTCGCCCGAAAGATGAACAACCTCAACCTCAAGAATGTTGCTGCGAGTTTTAATGCCGCGGCAAACGCGGCAGAGGCTGCAGGCGCGGCAAAGTCTGCCAAGTCTGCAAAGAATGGTCTTAATAAGCTCAAGAATGCAATGCTCACAAACATGAACAAGATACGAAACAACCAGCTCCCATCAAACGGTGCAGGTGTTATTTAATTCTTCCGGAACTTTTCCCACGAGTTCACGAGTCCATGAGTGATCCCACTCAGTCACTTTCTTTTCGTAACAGTCCCTCATACATCTCTGAAGTTGATTTCCATCAGGAAATCCCCAATTCAGGTCATGTGTGAATAGAAAATCATCAAACCCGATAGGACCTTTGGCGCATTGCACAACCCATGGCGTTTTGACATACTCATTCAGACCCCCATAGTCTGCAATTATCACGGGTTTATTGTGAAGTGCAGCCTCTACGGCACCCATACCGACCCCCTCGGAATGTGAACAGTTTATGTAGCAATGACATCTCTCATGAATTTTCTCAATTTCATAATCGGAAATTAATCCATTAATTACTTCGACGCCAGGAATCTTCCATGGGACCTCACGATTACATGTCGCCTTGATCACGAGACGGGCGTTTGGAAAATTACATCGAATGAATGCGTCAAGAATTCCTTTTATGTTTTTTCGTGGATCAATTACATTACCAATTGTATAGAATATATATTCTTGCACGCGTTCAATTGATTTAGGAATGGGAATGGGAGACCAGTGATGTAAAACTTTCCATGAAATTTTAGGAAATTGAATTTCCAAAATTTTTTTTGCAAAATTAGATGGAACATGAATCGTCTTGTATCTTTCTAAAATTCCATAACATGGATTCACTGGCTCAGTTTCACATACAGTCATGTAAATCATGGAATCACACATCTTGGCATATTGATCAATGATTTTCAATTGAGATTCAATGGGTAAAATAAATGCAAATCCTTTTGAATATTTTTTCATCTTAGGTGCATGACCAATTTCCACAAATTCAGATTTGGGAATTAGTTTTGAATAATTAAGAGTGACTTGCCCGATACCCGCAAGAAGGGTCGGACCTATGAAGAGCCACATGAGTCATCAGACCTTTAATTTTTTAACTGAATGTGCGAGATATGCAACCCTGAATTCAAGAGGATTTTCAATCAAAAGTGTAAAAATAAATTCTTTCACTTTTCGATCAACTGGAATCCAGAAACTTGTCCATGATGCGATCCAGGGAAGCCATCCCATTTGCTTTTGTCATACAAAAAAGTTGTTCTCTATTAGACATGAGTATTGTGAACGTGGCTCTCATGACCGTTTCAGAAATTTGGGGAAATGCAAACTTCAAATTGTTCACAACGAATGGTAACCATCATCACCTGTACGCTGGTATCCTAGGTTACGTGGGTGTGCTCATATTCCTGATAAAGTGTCTACAGACTGGCAGTCTCCTGTGGGTCTCTGCAATGTGGGAAGGTATGATTGTGGTTCTGGGATCTTTGGTTGCGGTATTTGTCCTTGGCGAAAACTTTGACAGTCCGATACAGTGGGTAGGTGTAGGACTGGGCATTGTTTCCATGCTCATGGTCCATCTGGGCGGTCATTCGAGATGAGATTGAGTCGTCGAAGAAGTTCAATGGGTCCTGGAAGCGGAACCTCTGGACCCCGGTGAAGAAGTTTCGTCTTTCCGTCAATGTGTATTCCTTGGCACACGTAATTGTTCACAATCTCGGGTGTCTCAGCGTCGCGCTCAGGATCCTTTCCGTGTGCATACGTTCTGAGCTTGTTCCAAACGTGTTTTCCATTTCCAAAGCTGCTCAAGTGCCACCCTCCATATTGAAGGATTGGAAACTTGAATCTGTTGTATCTCAAATAATTCGGACCCCACACTTTGAAACATTCAACATCTGTAATCACAGTTCCCACCCATGGCTCTTCTGTAAACACGTAGTCACAAGAGTACTCAAACATCCACATATGAACAGCTATAGTCTTGTGTGGAAGTCTCTCGAACGGAATCAGAGACAAGTCTGGAATCTCATCAAGATCGCTCACCATAATTAGGGACGTGTCAGGAACTCCATCAATTCCACGAAAGATACAGTTTCGCTGATATTGTTCACGAGACCATGGACTCTCATCCTTTGGGGATTCACTGGCAGTTACTATGACGTGCTCAATCTTGTCGTTCCATTTCGCAAATCGCTCCTTGTTTTTTTCAAAGAACAGTTCCTTCTTTGTTCCCACGTGATTCAGTTCAGACTCGACAAGAATAAATCTGTCTACAAATTCGTCCAGTACAGTCAATCTGAGCTCAAGCACGTCTAGTTCATTATAGAACATGAATGCATCTATGAGCATTTATAAGTAAAATAACTCTTACCTTTAGCTTCTAAAGATTCAAGGACTTTCCTGTAATTTTCGTGGTGTCCTCCCGGCGTCAAGTGATGAAGAGCATCCTTTTCGAACCCGTAATCAAGTTGCTGAATTTGACCAATGTGGCACATGGGTGTGAATACCGTCCGAAGAGTCACTCCCTGCTTGGTCAAAAGGTTGCTCAAGATGACATCGTCTGCTCGGGAAGCTTCCTCTTTCAATTCCTTGAATTCTTCTATTAAATTTTGGATCCATTCCGCCTTGACTATGACTGCCCCGTAGCCTTCAAGAACATCTACACGAGCGCCATGTTGTCTAGGATAATTCTTCAAAAAATAATTTTGAAAATTGAATCCTGAAAGACCCCAAGCACTTTGCTGATCCGTCTTCCACCATTTCAAGAGGTTCGTGACGAGCGTCTCGCTGTACATGGTATCATCATCAAGGTACACTATGAGATCATCGGGCCGAAGGAACAGAGCCGGCCCTATGACTTTCGTAGCAGGTCCATAGTCTTCACACGAATTTACCGTCACTGAAGAATCAAAATTAGGAATGAGCCCGTTCCAATCTGGAAACCTACTGTACTTGGTTGGAATATTTACCCAAATCTCATTGTGCAATTGTTTCTTGAGTGTTTCCACGAGTCCTGTGAGCTTGTCGAGGCGGCTCGGGATGCTCGTGAGACTTATGACGACCTTCATATAAAGGTAAATGGCGTATACTTTTTATATGCTTATTACAGCTCCAAACTTTATGCGTGAATGTGATGTGGTCATAGATCCCTCCTTTGGACCATTCAATATTTCCCAAAATCTTTCAAACAAAATTGTATTTTTAAACACTGACTACTTTGAAAAGGTCATCCCGTACCTGACCAAGGCTTCAAATGTCACGCTCATTGTTCATCACTCTGACCGTTTCTTTGACCGTATAATGTTCGAGTCAATCCGTGCAAATGTCAAGCATGTCTTTGCACGAAACTGCGACTTTCTGCATCCTATGATTACTCAGATACCTATAGGGTTTGTAGATTCTCCGCCAATTCCCGGACCTTATATGACCAAGACTCGAGTCGACGATTCTATTCTCAAAAAGTTTAGAAATCTCGAAATTGAAAAGGACACTTATGTTTACACAAACGTCAGTATTCATGGGGAAGAGGAAAAGTTCTTCCCAGTCAATGCACTTCGAGAGGCGTGCACAAAGGTCTATCCCAATTCTGAAAAGGTTTCTTTCGAAAGATATATGATAATGCTGCGCCGCGCCAAGTACGTTCCGTGTCCTATGGGTTTCGGCATAGACACTCACCGTTTTTACGAGGCTGCCTATATGAAGGCGCGCCCGGTCGTCATCACGAGCTGTCTCGACGCCATGTACCGCATGTTTGGAGCCGTCATCCTCCAATCATGGTCAGACCCTCTTCCGGAATGGACCGAGCCAGATGTTCGTGAAGAGTTATTTCACACAAATTTCTGGTTAAAAGAATAAGTCCAATTATTATTAATGAAGGCTATTGTAACGACTACTATATTCCCCCCTTCTGACGCGATTCGTAAATTTGCAGAAAAGGAGGGGTGGACTCTTTTCGTAGCTGGAGACAAGAAAACTCCTCACGAAGAGTATTTGAAAATGGGTATAAACTATCTTACACCCGAGTACCAAGAAAAGACGTACTCGGAATTGAGTGAACTTATAGGTTGGAATTGTATTCAACGTCGTAATATTGCATATGTAGAGGCGTACAAACAGGGTGCGACGGTTATTGCATCTATAGACGACGACAATATACCTTTAGCAAACTGGGGTAAAAATATAGTTCTTGATATGCCAGTGAGCGCGCTTAAATACACTCCACTGAAACACCCAGTGTTTGACCCTATTAGTGCAACATCATACAAGCACTTGTGGCACCGGGGATATCCGTTTGCCCTTGTCAATGGGAAAAATAACAGGTCATGTGAAAAGAGTTGCATTACGGCCGATGTTCAAGCAGACTTCTGGAACGGAGATCCGGATGTGGACGCCATTTGCCGTCTTGAACATGCGCCATTGTGTGACTTTACGAATGATTCTTTTCCATTTTTTTCAGATAGTATAAGTCCTTTCAATAGTCAAAATACATTCTTTACACGAAAATCTATTCGCGATTTTTACGTCTTTCCATTTGTTGGACGCATGGATGACATCTGGGGTTCTTACTATTGTCAGTCACAAGGTCACAAGGTTGTTTACTCTCACCCTACAGTATTCCAGGAGCGTAACGAACATGATCTCATCCAAGATTTCAAGAATGAGGTTACAGGGTATGAGAATGCTCACAAAATTGTAAAAGAACCTCACAATTTGAAAAATTACATTCCAGAGAGATCATGGAACTCGTTTCTAGCGTATCAGAAACTCTTTTGATGCAAACCCCCAGTCGTCTGTATTTGTAGAAATATCTGGAAGTACTATTTTATTTAAAAACTCACTTGAGTTATTACGTTCATGATCAATGTGATAGACGGGTGGGAAGTTTGTAGCGTGAACAGTTCCCCCGTTTACAACTACTTTGTACTGTACATAACCGTCCCCGAATAATCGTTTAAACGCATCTTCTTCAAACCCCTTAATATTGTACCATGTTTCCTTGTGAGCAATCTGAAAGTCTCCGCATGCCTCAATTACAGCTGCAGCGTGAAGTTTATTCAGTGGAATATCCCCAACCTGTTTAATTAGTTCTGAATTCATAAATGCCACAGGAATAATTAATCTTTTACCCAATGAATTAAGTCCGAATATTTTAGGGAGTTCGTCTCGGATCTGGCAATATTCACCGTTCATTTTTTGGAGCGTATCGATTGTTATATCATGTTTTGCAATTGTAATCATGTCTCCTTGTTTCATACCCTTTGCCGCATCTTCTACATAGATGCGCCTCGGCGGTATTATGTCAATATTTGTAGACACAATCACATCACCAGTTGCACGACGAATACCAATATTTCTTCCGAGAGCTTCACAGCATTTCTGTGCTGTTTCGTATCGTTCACCCAAAAGTTCCTTTGCAGTTTCAGGTGAAATCACAATTACCTTAAGACGTTCAGGATTCGTGGTTATTTTAAGATTATCAGTCAGCGGCCGACCTCCAGGGCTGTTCCAGTCTACATAAACGACTTCGTCAAACGTATCAAGCATAGTGTTTAGGCAATACGTGGCACGTTCGTTGAGATGTCCGCCATAGTTGTCGTTTCTACTGACTATAACTGCTGATAAAAACATTTAAATACAAACCATTTTAAACTTTATGTAACTCGAATTAAATTCTTATTAAAATATTATGTTCGAAGATCACTATACGGATTGGAGAGAATCTCGAATAAGAGGAATTAGAAAATATGTAAAATCAGAATTTCTAACGGGTGCAACACTTCTTGAAGTTGGATGTGCAATTGCTCACACGGGGAGAATTATGAAAGACCAATTCGGGTGCATAGTCGACGTATGTGACGGTCGTCCAGAACACGTGGAAATAATTAAAGAACGCCACCCAGACTTGAATCCATTTATACTTGATTGTGAAAAACAGGTGGTGCCTAAAACGTATGATGTTATACTTCATTGGGGTTTGTTGTATCATATAAACCCAAATGCAGTCATTGACCACATGCGCGACGTGTGTACCAAATGCGACATTCTTTTACTCGAAACCGAAGTCAAGGATTCAAATAATCCAGAAATAGATTCGAGAGAAGAAAATGGGGGTGATCAGGCGCTCCACTATATCGGGAGTAGACCAACTGCTTCATACGTTGAACAAATTCTCAATGATAATAATTTTAAATTTAAGATTATTTTGGATCCTGAAATTAATAGCGGTGGTCACGTCTATGATTGGGTTTCAAACAATAGCGGTGAAATTAAAAATGGTCTGAGAAGATATTGGATCTGTTGGAAGAACGAGTGTCCTTTAAAAGAATAATTTACATTAATTAAAAATGAAAATTGCAATTGTAATCACAGGCCTCACATCGCGTCCCGGTTTATTTACTGGTCACCAAGAATGTATACAAGCATATGAAAAATATCTCTTTGAAGGTCTCGAAGATTATGATGTATACATTGTTGGTGACACTGATTGTCAATTTAAAAACATGAAAGGGTTTAGGAATGTGGCAAATGACAAAGTGGAAATTAAGAATTATTTTGTACACGCGCCATGGACTCGATATGTATACGAACAAAGATTTAACATAAATAATTCAAATCTCTATTATAAACTTTCCATTGCGAGAAACATGATTATAGATTCTGGAGTGAATTATGACTGTATCATAAAAATAAGATCTGACACAATTTTGCTACAACCTCACCAGGAAATTGTAAAAAAAGTATGTGAAGATCCAAACGTCCAAATGATAAGTACGTATGATTTTATTCACATTGGAAAGCCTGGAATAATGCTCAATTATATGAATATATACAACTCAAAGACGAATTTTTATTTTGACCCGAGTAAAGTGTTTGATAATACGAGTATATTCCCTTGGCGTCATTTTGTAAACTGGATGATTGATCCGGGTATTTCCAAAAATTCAGCTGAGCTTGTTATTTCAATGAATATTATCGAGTACATTGCTGAACACGGAGGTGTCGTTTACATGTCCGGACTCGATCTCCGACGTGCGGACATACCCGAATGGAAACTCGAATCGTCAAGCATGGTTACTTGAATTTACAAAGAGATAATTTGAATGCAGACGTTCAATCTTTTTGTATCCCAGACTTTTAAGATATGAAGGTATATCACTCTTTTCCAAGTCGTGTATTTCAACTATAAGAGCTGGTTTATGCGCTTTTATAGTTCTCAAAGCTCCTTGAATGACTTCCATTTCATTTCCTTCCACATCAATTTTCATGAGACTTGGAACACCGTCATAGACATCATCCAATCTTTGGAGCGTGATATTAACATATGAGTTTGAATCATGATCGTCTGTTGGTTTTATTGAGCACCCCCCATAGTTGTATAGCCCGTTCCTATTTTTTGGCAAATATATCTTGACCTCTTCCTTTCGATCTGATAACCCATACTTGTGAACGGTTACGTTATGGAGTATGTCATTATTTCTTAGATTATTTTCTATTACTTGGTGAAAAAGAGGTTCAAACGTGTGAACAGGACCATAATCTGAAAACATGAGTGCGTTACATCCTATGTTTCCACCAATGTCTATAATATCAGTTCCTTTTTTGTATGTAAATTTAATGTCATCTCGCATCCACGTTTCCCATTCCCATCCATTCTCTAGGTAAGGTCCTATGTACTCGTCATTTTCCAAGTATTCAATGGTATGTCTTCCGTTTTTGCATTTTTTTGTACGAAGGTCCATTAAACTTACCGGAACATTAATCTTTAAACGAAACACGAAGATATCTCTCCAAGTTTCCGTCACGTGAGAGTGAATACATTTGAGATGAGGGATCCTGTGTCCATATAGTTGACCAGTCATCCCCCTTCCGACCGATCCATGAATAACACAAAACTTTTTTTGGGATTAATTTTGAATCAAAAAATTTGGAAATTATAAAATCATCTGAGAGATACAATGATGGATCAGAATCTTCCGTGAAAGGTTCTGGAACAGGAAATCCCTCAAGTGACCATCTGGGAAAAAGTACCCCAAATGCACACTCGAGAATCTCTGTCCGCACCCCATGACCCTGCGCCAAAAGGAACCCTAACCGTCCTAACTGTTTTATAGCTGTTTCTGGGTAAGCAATTCCAGAATATCCTACGGCACATTTGAATTCTGAATGACCCTTCACAAGACCCTCGATGAGTCTAGGTCCATAGACCATGTCATCATCAACTACCACGATGAGAGTCGATGGTAATTTCTCAATTTTTAAAATGGGAATTATTTTTGTAAGAGACCCATAGTCTTTGCATCGCACAACGGTCGCTCCAGTCTCTTGGATTTTTTTCACAAGACCATCTACGGGTGCACATTTGAAGCGTGGATACCATTCGGGAAGGTTTACATAAATGGCATCAGGTTTCAATGTTCCATTCTTTAATGAATTTATGGATTCAATTAATGAAAATTCTCGGCTAGGAATTGTGGTCAGTGAGACAACGACTCTCATTGGAAAAAATAAGTTTACTAACTTTAAATGAAAAACTTTCTAGAATACTGCAGGCATCACAAGGCGCTCACTCACCCTATGCGTCATTTCATAGTAGCTCTTGGAGGTGGTATGGCGGTCAAGTTGTACCTCATGTCTCGTGGTATCAGTCCGCTCCCTAAAAAGGTTGCAGACACGAATGATTTTGACTTTACTTTTTACGTAAATCACCAACTCACAGAACCAGAGGTTACTAAGTACTCTCTCGCAATGTACAACTGCATGTACACGTTTCTCAGCGGTTTCACCCGTATGGACAAGCTCAAGATTAAGAGCTACGCGCGTAAAAGTCACATACCAGCATCCGGGAAGCGCACGTACCATGTCGTCCAATTCAAGACTCCAGATGGCGACGATTTTGTAGACTGCACCCTCGCCTATGTTCCTGGTATGAAGCGCAACGACATTAACACAGACGTTTCAAAAAAGTTTGGACTTCCGATAAAGAAGCTAAAGTACATGTACAAAGATGTAATGGTGGTCCTTGCAGGGTCCTTTGTTTACAAGAAGATCATGCCCAGGAACCCTCTTGGAAAAAATAATCCTGAAAAAGGACTCAAAAACGCAGCCCGTGTCAAGGCTCTCCAAAACGTGAAGACGTCTCCAAAGACGGTAAGGACAACTGAATTCCTCAAGGCTATACGAGCAAAGAACAAGAGTGTCGCACTCACAAAAGCTCGTGGGATTATCAAAAATATTGCAAAGGTTAGAAAGACGACTAAAAAATTGTTGGATAATCTCAGATGATGAAAATAATCATAATATGTTTACTTTTAATTTTACTTTTTATTATTCTATATGAACCTCCGGTGGATCCTTCGATTACTTTCCCACGAGGATACACGGAAGAAGAAGACCAATGGGAAGAACCAGTCGTAGTTGAAAATTTACTTTCAATAGAAGAGTGCAATAAAATTATTGAAAGTTCAAAAGACAAATTCAGTCAAAGTCAAGTCATAGGTCCTAACACAGGGGACAGAACGAGTGAGACTGCATGGATACATAAAGACGATCCAATAGCTAAAAAAATACTTTTAAAAGCCTGTGAAATGACTGGTAAGCCTATTGAAAATTGTGAAGACTTACAGATTGTGAGATATAAACCGGGTACTTTTTACAAATATCATCACGATTCATGTTGTGAAAATAACGAAGGATGTAAAAACTTTGAAAAATCAGGAGGTCAACGTGTGGGAACATTGATATTGTACCTAAACGATGATTTCACAGATGGTCACACAGAATTTCCAAACTTGAAAAGAAAATATAGATCACCACCCGGTTCTGGTTTATTTTTCAGGCCTCTAGACAAAGATTACAAGAGGTGTCACCGACTCGCGCTCCATGGCGGTATGCCACCATCTTCCGGTACAAAGTACCTATGTAACGCATGGGTCCGGGAGAGTGGGTTCACGCGTCCAGTGTAAAAAATTCAAGTCATGTAGACGCCATGTTCATCCGATGGTCTCCATTAACAAAGCAAAGAAACTTGCAAGGTCACCTGCAAAAAACGAGTCCTGCTCACGCCACGAACGCCAACTCCTCCAAACTTCAAACAAACACTATGGCTGCCTCTATGTTCGCTCAGGCCTGCGAGGCCCTGGTCCGCGAGCGCGACCGTGCGTTCCTCGAGCGCATTGCTCGCGACTATAACCTGAACCTTGAGGAGCTGAATGCCAAGTACCTCGAGTGCTCTGAGACTGCTATCAAGGTTCCCCGCAAGTACACAAAGAAGCCCAAGGCGGTTGATATGACCGTTGAGGCCAAGGAGCCCAAGGCCAAGGAGCCAAAGGAGCCAAAGGCCAAGGCTCCCAAGGAGCCCAAGGAGAAGCAGTGCTGCACGGCCCAGACGAGCAAGAAGGAGCCGTGCAAGTTTAGTGCGCTGAAGGGTGAGGTCTTCTGCCTGCGCCACCTGAAGCAGTCGCGCGGCGAGGTGCCTGAGCCCAAGCCCGCAAAGGCCAAGAAGGAAACAAAGGCTGACCCAATCCACACACACCCAATTGACCGCAAGGCGGATGAGCCGTGCGAGACTTGCGACAAGTACGGAGAGCCTATGGCTCCCACTCCGGTGGAGTTTGAGAAGGTCCTTCCCAAGACGGCGGCTGAGCGCCTGGCTGAGATGCTAGAGGAGGCTGACTCGGACTCGGATTCTGGCTCGGAGACTGGTGAGATGGTTGAATTTGAGGAGTACGAAGAAGAGATGTAAGGTGAGCCCAGTCGGCTTTTAGTTGAACGAAACCTAGTTGCTTGAGTTTAATAAAAGTTATAGTAAACAAACACCCCATAAGTCCATAGAGAAAGAGAGTCTCTTCGTCCTTTGTCCTAAACTTGTAGACTGGTCCCACTAACTTTCCAAAAAAAGTTTCATCATCCAATTTCTTATTTGTTATAATCTTCTCAATCTCAGTGAGTGCACAGACTGACTGATTTGTGATCCAATGTAGAACTATAAACGGTATAATAATCACATGTAAAGTTAAAAAGTATTCATTCCCAAAGAATGGTGTGAAGATGATAAATATTACAAGTAATATATGAGCAAAATTAATCAAACCGGCAATCATCTACCGTGTACAGAGAAATTCGTGTCGTGATCCTGCCACGATTCTCTTTACATGGTAACAGGTAATGGAGTACATACGCCCAAAAATCAAGACTCGCCCGGCTGCTCCCACGCAGTTTGTGAGCCGTGTGGGCCCGAGTGGTGCTATCCGTAGCCAATGGGCTCCTGTTGCGTCTGTCCCGCGGATAGCTTCCGGTACACCAGGCGTGGTGGGTAGGATTGTGGACCTTATGAACAAGGGGCTCGACTCTGTTGAATTTCCCGAGAAGAGCGAATGGCGCCCCCCTCTTGACTACGAGTGGTACGCAAAAAAGATGGGGCTCGGGCCAGAGTTCATAAAGCGGTGTGAAGATTGGCACGCCAAACATCCACCACCCGTTCCTGTTGTCAAAGTCATACCAGAGATTGACCCAGAGCCAATTCTCAAAATGATGAAAAAATACAGCAAGAAGGGAGCACCATCCTCTTCGGGGCATCCCATGCCCGCGCGTCCCCCTCTTGACCGTATGAAGGTGGCTTGGGAATGCGCTGGTTACTCGGAGGCTGCTATTACAAAGGCGGTTGCTCGTTGGAATTACGAAGAAAGTCAGATGGACGTCCGTCAAAAAGCTATTGATGATATATTCGGCAAGTTTGGTACACCTAAGCGTGTGGCTGTTAAAAAGAAGATGGTCTCTTAAGGTATGTCTGAAAAGAAGTCGTGGGCTGACATAATGGACGAGGAAGATCCACCCTCAATTCCAGTCACGATCACCAAGCACGGCGTCAAGGTCAAGAAGACACAAGTTAAAAAAAAGGAGCCCATTAAGATTAAGAATGAAGGAGACGTGCGAAGCATGCTGTGAGCCGTTTAATAAATCGAACCGTTCGAAAATTGTCTGTAGTTACTGTCCGTCATTCGCCGCATGTGCGTCATGCACTGAGCGTTACCTTCTTGACTCGAGTCAGGATGCTCACTGCATGTCATGCCGCAAGGTTTGGCCCCGGTCGTTTCTGGCCGAGAACTTTACCCAAAAATTTATGAATAAAACGTACAAAGATCACAGAGAGAATGTTCTGCTTGAGAGAGAGCGTGCGCTGTTGCCCGAAACTCAGCATTTTGTAGAGTTGGAAATCAATATCCGCAAATGCAGAGAGGAGTTGGCGCGTTCAGCTCGGAATATGTCTCAAGCCCGTCGTGAGTTTGTTCAGGCACGAGGAGCTTACGGAGATGATTTTGAAACCGCTGAGAAAAACCTAGAAATTCAGAATGAAACGCGCATCAAGTTTTACAAGTACAAAGCACTTCACGACAATATAGACGAAAAAATAAAGTTTTTGCTCGGGTACAGGTACGGGACTCGTGCAAATGTGAGAACTCACCGCGTGTTCATTCGCGCCTGTCCTGCGCAAGAATGCAAAGGATTCCTGTCGAGTGCATGGAAGTGTGGAGTCTGTGATCAGACGACATGCAGTGACTGTCACGAGATCAAGACTGGTGATGACCACGTGTGCGATCCAAATAGTGTAGAGACTGCGCGCCTTCTCAACCGCGACTCGCGCCCGTGTCCCAATTGTGCCTGTCTTATTTTTAAGATTGACGGGTGTGACCAGATGTGGTGCACGCAATGTCACACTGCATTCAGTTGGCGCCACGGCACTATCGTAACGTCCATAATTCACAACCCGCACTACTACGACTACATGCGAGCAAACGGCACCCTTCCCCGCAACCCTCTGGACCGACCGTGTGGAGGTTATCCCGATTGGACATATGTAGCGCCTCTCAGAGTGCCTCACGCAATTTACCGCCTTCCTATCCACGCGACTCACATTCTGCGACCTTCGTTTGCTCGGCGCGACTTTGACCCGGCACACAACCGTGAGCTCAGGATCAAGTACATGCTGAACGAAATAAACACGGAAAAATTCAAGATACTTATTCAGAGAGACGAGAAGAGTCGTCAGAAGAATAATGACATTTACAACGTGCTTGAGATGTTTTCAAACGTTATGGAAGACTTGCTACTAGTTCTTATAGAGGATAACTTGTTGGAAAAGTTCATGACTTCATTTGAAGAGCTCCGAGTCTATGTAAACACGAGCATGACTACAATATCCAAAAATTATAGTAACTGCCGGGTTCCTACTATTCGCGAAAACTTGGCGTGGGACATGTGAAAAGAAAATAGTTGATCACAATATGAAGATTCTTATAATCATAGGTCTTTTAGCAATAATTTTAATAATATTTCTATTTAGAAAAACTGAAAATTATACAGGAACAATCCCAAAAATAATTCATCAAACAGCTCCGACAGACACATCCAAATGGCACGAGATTTGGCCCAAGTGTCAAGAGAGTTGGAGACGCAATTTCCCAGATTGGGAATACAAAATGTGGACAGACGAAGACCTTGATGAATTTATGAAAACAAAGTACCCAGAACATTATGAAATGTACAAGTCATATCACATGCACATAATGAGGGTCGACGCAGCTCGTTACTTTATTTTAAAAGAATATGGAGGTATTTATGCTGACATGGATTTTGAATGTCTTCGCAACTTTGAAGACGTGCTTCCAGATGACAAGGTTTCAGTGGCAGAGTCTGCTTTTGAAGGAGAAATATATCAGAATGCACTTATGATAAGTCCTAAGAATCACCCTTTATGGGACGTGGTCATAAAAGAACTCGTAAAGTTTAAAAATCACATGCACCCGCATCATTCAACTGGTCCACAAGTCATCGTAAGAGCCGATAAAGAATCTCCTGGATTGGTAAATCCGCTTCCCTCTGCACAATTTGCAGTTGTTACCGATCCTTATTACAAAGCGAATAAAGAAACTTTTAACCGTAATGACACGAGTATATACACAGTTCATCATGGGACATGTTCATGGTGTCACCTTTAAATATTTTATGTGTACATGGTAATGTGGTTCTTTACGGTGGCGGTCGTTTTAATTTTACTTATTCTCATAAATTCAAAATCTACAGAAAACATGACGAATGAAAGCACTCCAGGGCCAATTCCAAAGATAATCCATCAGACGGCCCCTGCCGATCAAAGCAAATGGAATCCCGTATGGAAACCTTGTCAGGATAGCTGGAAACGCAATTTTCCAACATGGGAATACAAAATGTGGACAGACGAAGATCTTGATGAATTTATGAAAACAAATTATGACTGGTTCTACCCAACGTTTACAAATTATCCAAAAAAAATAATGAGAATTGATGCAGCGCGTTATTTCATATTATACGAATATGGAGGTATCTATGCAGATATGGATTTTGAATGTGTAAAAAACTTTGAACACATGTTGCCAAAAGACACGGCATTTGCAGCTGAGTCTCCATGGTTTGAAGCATCTGGTGAAAAGTATCAGAATGCTCTTATGGGGTCTCCGGCAAGACATGAATTTTGGTTAAAAGTATTCGAAGATTTGAAAAAACACAGTCATGTATCAGACGTTCTCAATGCGACTGGTCCAGAGGTTATTCACCGATCTGCCGAAAGTAATCCAAAGCTATTTTCACCACTCAAACGTGAAAACTTTGCGCCTATGTGGGATGCAAGCCTAGACGCGCCTAATCACGACTTCGGGGCTCTCAGTATATCAGAAAGGAATGCTCTCACAATAAAGAGATTCAATACCAAACCTGCTTACAACGTGTATTCACGTCATCACGGAAGCTGTGAGTGGTGTATTGGTGCAGGCGGAGTTACTGGGAGCCCTATTACAACGGAAAGTAGTAGCAAAGAGCCAGAAAAAAAGGTGAGCAATTCAAACATGACTCTTGCAGATTAAAGATTTTCCAACATCTTAAACATATAATACATTTGCTGTTCAACAATCAAATAATCTTGTACAAATTTGTTTGCTTGTGAAACAATATAGTTATTATCTATAGAACTTGTTTTTGTTTTAATATCTTTGAAATCATTGAAACTTACGTATTGCACGCCATCTTTCATTAAAGGATAATACCAATTCTCCATATCAGAATTCTTTTTAACAAGAACAGACTTGCTATTCATTACCCAAGGTACGCGGTCCCATGCGGTTGAATTTCCATCTATAGAAATTATATATTTGTACTGCATTTGTTCTTCTTGTGGGATGTGTTTTTTTACGAATTCCTTGTACCTGGGATACTTCTTTTCAATCTCACTTTCAGGTATTTGTACTATAGAAGTTACAAACGAATCAATTTCTTGATCATCTAATACTTCATTGCAAAACTTGATTCTTTCGTTATCATCTATACTTGTAGAACCAGTTGTAGAACCTGCGAATATAAATCCCTTTGTTTTTTCAGATAAATCTTGATTTCTAAAATTTCCAAAATAGTCTTGCATTGCGTATACATCAGGTATCAAAGGTGACACATCACCCTCTTTTCTTGAAAAGACAAATATACCCATATCTTTGCCTCTATAAATATCTTCAAGACCGACTAATATTTTACGGTTCATGGTAAAGTTGTATCTTTCAAGACATGAATTTATAAAATTCAAAACAATACCTTGTCTCTTAACAAAATCCAAATCTGGCTTGTCAATTGGTTTAGAAACGATTGCCACTCCGTTTTCTATGGTTATTTCTATTATATCTCTTCCATTTGGTTCAACCCTGGGGGAATACATGGCAGCCTCCTTTCGAGCTATATCTTCAATGAAATTATTGATCTTTTTTGTGGGTAAAAGGAATACAAACAGTATTAGACATATAATTAAAACAATTAACTCCATCCTAGAAGATATCAACATAAAATTCTCGCCCAGCCTTTATTACCCTTTTCCGAGTTAAATGAAATGGAGCGTCACGTTGAGCGTCTTTTAAAATTTCAGGAAAGGGTATTGCCCCCTCCACCTATGCTAGACCTA